GATAGTGAAACTGATGAACGTGTCATCACTGGTATAGCAACAACTCCAACTGCTGATCGCGTTAATGATGTAATAGTCCCTCAAGGCGTAACTTTTACTAATCCTATGCCGCTGTTATGGCAGCACGATCACAGTAAACCAGTGGGCACCGTTTACTTTGAAGAACCAACAGAACAAGGAATCAAGTTCGTTGCACGTATCGCAAATATTGAAGATGAGGGTACTTTAAAAGATCGCTGTAATGAAGCTTGGCAATCAGTAAAAGCCGGTTTAGTCCGTGGTGTTAGCATCGGTTATAGAGCGATTGGTGCAGTAGAACACATTGCTAATGGTGGAATTCTATACACCTCAACTGAAGTGTTTGAACTATCGCTAGTAACAATACCTTGTAATTCAGATGCCACCATCGAATTAATTAAATCTTTGGATGTTAGCGCGTCAGCTACAGATAAAGAAGCAGTAAAACAAGAATTGATAAATAAAGAAGTAAAACAAGAAATGGAAGCGCGTCAGCTTCAAGATGAAAAGAATAAATATAAGAAAGTTTATTATAAAAATAATAAAAATAAGGATAATAATAAAATGAAATTTGCTGAACAGATTAAAAATATTAAAGCTGCACGCGCTGACAAAATCAAAAGTATGGAAGCACTGGTTACAAGCGAAGATGCCACACTTGATGAAGCACAAACCTCACAATATGAGACTCTAGAAAGTGAAGTTAAATCACTTGATGCACAGCTTAAGCGAATTACCGATTTAGAGAAAATGAGTGCTAGTGAAGCTACTGAAGTGGTTGAAACCTCTAACTCTTATACACCGCAATCTTTTAATATTAAGACCCAAAAAGAAGCACCTAAAGGCGTAGGTTTTGCACGCATCGCTGGCGTAATGGCTGCCACCAAAGGCAACTCTATGCAAGCTGCTGAGATTGCTAAGCGTTTTTCTAATACTCCTGCTGTAGCTGAGTACTTTAAAGCTAAAGCGGTCGGTATGACAGACGATGAAATTTGGGGTGGCCCGCTAGCTAATGATACTTATTTGAAAGATGAATTCATGGAAATGCTTCGCCCAGCAACAGTGTTTGGTAAGATACAAGGTTTCCGCAACGTTCCTTTTAACACTAAAATTACTACTCAAACAGGCGGCACTAGTGCGAACTGGGTGGGCGAAGGTCAAATTAAACCCAAGACCGGTATGGAGCTTGGTTCTGTTTCGTTAAGCTTCGCTAAAATAGCTGCTATCGTTCCCATTTCTGACGAGTTAGCCCGTTTCTCTAGCCCTAGCGCTGAACTATTAGTTCGTGATGATCTTGTAAAAGCTATTGCTGCACGCATTGATGATACTCTTTTTGATGCAGATCAGACAGAAACTAAAGATGTACCAGCATCACTTTTAAATAATCTTGTTGCAATTACGCTTGATTCTAGTAAAAGCTTTGTTGATGCAGTTGATGAAGCAGCTAGCACTATCATTTCTGAATTTTCAGTGTATGGCGGCTTTGAAGGTGCTTACTTTGTTATGTCTGAAGCAGTTGCTATTAATTTGGGTATGATGAAAGATGCAATGGGGCGTCCAATTTATGAAGGAATGCAAGGTCTAATTAATAACCAGCGTACTCTATTTGGTCTGCCAGTCGTAACTAGTAATTCTCAAACAATTAGTAATAAAGTTGTCCTAATGCGTCCCTCTGAAATCTTAGTTGCTGACGATGGTGGTGTTGATTTGAGCGTTAATGATTCTGCGTCTTATACAGACACTAATGGTCAGCTTGTAAGTGCTTGGGAAAATAACTTAGTTCTTATTCGTGCTGAACGTTATATTCGCTGGAAGAAAGCACGCATCACAGCAGCAGCTTATATTGATCTTAGTACATATACCCCAACTGCACCTTAATAACAATAATAACAATAAGTGAGTAGTAATATTTGCCCAGCTAAAAGCTGGGCATTTTTGTGCATGTAATTTAACCATAAATAATCAAAAGTCATAAATAAGAATAATACAGGAACAATGATTATGAAATTTAAATTACTTAAAGATGCGCCATTTATTGGTAAGAAGGGTGATGTAGTAGAAGTCAAAGAAAGCAATCATATAGCTATTTTGAAATTTAATAAGTACATCAATGAAGAGTATGTTGAAACCACACCAAAAGTAAAACGGGTATCGAAGAGAGTAAAACCGTCAGATAGCGATTCAAAATAATAATAACAATAATGGAATTATAATAAATGTTTAACAAAATAAAGAAAATGTTTGCGTCTGATGTAACGAGTACCAATGTTTCAACTAGAAGCATGTTTGATCGTGTGAGCGATACTCACAACACTTCGACTATAACGCATGATGAAATTGTCTTGTCTGACGTGTTGTTTAGCTGTTTGACGATGATCACGAATGATATTGCAAAGCTACCACTGAATTTGATCACATCAGATAACAACAATATTCAATCAGTTGTTAATGTTGGTAATGAATATAACAAAGTACTGAACAAACCAAACGAGTTTCAGAACATTCAACAGTTCCTTGCATCGTGGGTTATGTCAAAGCTTAAGACAGGTAATACATACGTACTTAAAAACTATGTTGGTAATACAGTCAAATCCTTATACGTGCTTGATGCAGATCGTGTGACAGTTGCTATCACGCCCACTGGTGAAATTTTCTACAAATATCGTGTCGATACATCACGTAATCTTGTCGATTTAGGTTCAATTGTTGAGACAACTGAAGAGAAGAGCACTGTAATAATTCCTAGTCGTTTCATTATACACGACCGATTCAACACACTAAATCATCCGCTGCTTGGTGTTAGTCCAATCGCTGCATGCATGCTTGCTAGTACTCAGAACGTCAGAATTCAGAAATTTGCAGATACTTTCTTTAAGAACAATGCGCGTCCAGGTGGAATTTTAGTAGTGCCTAACTTAGATGAAGAGACAGCAAAGAAAGTTAGTAATGATTGGCGAACCAAATTTTCAAATGGTGGTAGCGGCCAAGTAGCAGTATTCGGTGATGACGTTAAGTATACAGATTTATCAAATTCGGGTATGTCAGCACTTGATGCACAGCTTGTAGAACAGTTTAAAATGTCAGCTACTTCTATATGTCGTACTTTCCATATTGCTCCTTTTCTGGTTGGTGTAGGCGATTATCCGACCGTCAACAACATTGAAGTTTTATCACAAGCTTACTACTCGCAGACGTTGCAAACACTACTTGAATCAATCGAGTTATGTCTGTCTGAAGGGCTTGGTATTGGTAGGAATTCAAATACAAATTTAGCTGTTTCATTCGATCTAGATGCACTCATGAGGATGGACACAGAAACGAAGATCAACACGTTAACTACAGCGGTTGGAAGTGGAATTGTTGCACCTAACGAAGCTAGAGCGAAGCTTAATTATAAGCCCGTTGATGGTGGTGATACACCATATCTTCAGCAACAAAATTATTCGTTAAGTGCGCTAAATAAGAGAGATGCACAGGACGATGCATTTACTACAAAAACAAGTACTAACACAGTTAATAAGAATTTTAATGATGACGAAGATGTAACCGATTATATGCTTTCGTTTTTAAGAGAATAACAACAATGAAATTTGATGTAGAAAAATTGATGAGCGGTATTCGCGCATATATACAGTTGAGAAATGACGAAGAAAAGAAAGAGCTATATAAAACTCTAGCTGAACAAGCAGATGTAATAAAAACACTGCGCAGCACTGTTAAAGATTTGAGTTCAAAAATTGAAGTTTTAGAAACTGATGAATCGACGTATGAGATTGATGAAGCTGTTCTGTCTGGTTTGATTGATGCACGTATTGATGAAAAGTCTGAAGCTCTCAAGACAACTGTTTCAATTAAATATGATGATGAAAGAACTTTCACAGTCACCGTTGATGGCGTGGTTAAGACGTTTGAAGTACCAGCGCAGATTTATAAGGGCGTACATGAAGAGGGCGGTGAATATCATAAGGGTGACACGGTAACCGCACAAGGCGCTTTATGGCATTGCAATCAATTAACTACTAAAAAGCCGGGAGATAGTGAGCATTGGCAGTTGGCGGTTAAAAGCGGGAGAAAATAATAATAATGGAATATATTACTTTAGAGATGCTAAAGCATCATTTATATATTGATCATGATTTGGACGACTTTTTATTAACAATGATGGCATCAACTGCTGAAGATGTGATTATTAATTACATCACTAAGTCACCATATTTAGATGAAGAAAAGACAATTGTAAGAACACCTGTAATCGCAGCAATAGCTATATATGTGGGCATTCTTTATAGAAATCGCGATAGTGATAATTTTGGGCGACTATCAGAACGTCAGTTACCGCAATCAATAACATCACTGCTGGCAGGGCTACGGAGTCCTACAATTGTATGAGTAAGCAAAACGCGGCGAAGTATAGACATGTAATCACTATTCAAAAGAAAGAGACAGTAAGAAATCCAAGGACTGGCGAAGTCTCACATACATATGTTGATTACCTTCCAAATATAAGGGCTAACGTACATTTCTTAAGTGCAAGTGAACGTATTGAAGCATCAGCAGTTCAATCCAAAGTCACCGCCAGAATTGAGATTCGTTATAGGGAAGATGATATTAATGCATCGATGCGCATAGTCTACAAGAACAAGAATTATGAAATACATGGTGTGATTCCAGACAATGAAAGTGGAATGCAATGGATCACATTTATAGTAAGTGAAATAAGCAATTAAGAATGTCTAACAACAATAATAATTTAAATAATCTAATTGGTTCTCGTGACGTATTGAAGCGCATGAATCAGCTAAAAGAAACACAGATCATTTCAGTTATGCGCAGCGCTGGACGTAAAGCTATGCAAAAAGTGCTTGATGATGCGAAACGTAATGCATCACAGATCGATGATACAGAGTCACCGCTTTCAATTGCTGACAACATCGTCATGAAGACCAGTTATAGGCGCACAACGGGTGATTTAACTATCAAAGTGGGTATCCAAGGCGGTGCCCGCTATCGTCGTGGTGACAAAGAAAAGGGGCTTGTGACGTACTGGCGATATGTCGAGTTTGGTACTGAACATTCAGCAGCACATCCGTTTTTACGTCCAGCTATGGACAGCAATCAAGCACAGATATTTTCCACATTTCTAGCTGAAGTGGGCGCAGGTATCAATAGACGTTTAAAGTAACGGCTAAATAATAATAACAATAAGAGAAGAACATGATTACCGATTTTTACTATATATGCGCTCAATCTGATGACGTGAAAGCACTGCTTAATGATGCTGCTAATGAATTGAAGATATTCCCTATCTTGGCACCAGCAGGAACAAGTTACCCATATGTATCATATCAAACAATTTCAGCTAATACATATTCAAATTTGAACAATAATGATACTGCTGATTCAGTAAGAATTCAAATCAATGTTTACTCAAAATCATATCAAGATGCTTTAGATATATTCAAAACTATCAGGCATGAATTCAAGCGTATAGCACGTATTCAATTCAATTATGAAGACTACGAAAATAATTCGTTAGTGTACGATTATTGCTTTGATTTAACGTTCATTCAAGAAATTTAGATAAATAGTTGTAGCTATTAATACACAATATTGGTAGTGATTCGGATTACTATAATAATAAAAAACAATAATAATAAAGGAATAAAGAAAGATGGCAGATTTTTTAAGAACTCAAGGTACATCATTGTACTTTGCGTATAATGATCAAGTACATGAAGTCGAGTGTAGTTCAATTAGTGGGATTGGTGGTTCACGTAACACTTCAACTATTCAAACACTTCAAGCTGAATCAGCAACGATTATAGCAGGTGCGCAACAGCCTGGATCGCCTAGCTTCGCGGTATATATCAATAACTCTGAAACTCAGAAAGTATTGCAAGAACTTTACCAAAATGCGCAGAGTGTTAAATGGGCTGTAGGTCTGTCGGATTCTGATGTAGAAGCTACTTTTGCAACTGAATTGACTTTGCCCGCTACACGCAGTTGGTTAAGTTTTGAGGGCTTCATTACAGACTTTCCATTTGAGTTTGCGGTTGATAGCGTAGTTGAATGTAGCATCACAATTCAAATGGCAGGTAAGTACGAATACGTGCCCGCTACAAACTAAGTAGTAATTTAATAATAGTTGACAAACATATGCCCCTTATTTGGGGCATTTTTATTTTGGAATTTCTTCAGGAGATAAATACGTATGAATTAGAAAGTATTATATCAACGGAGATAACAACAAAAATGAATTTGTCCACACTTTTCAATAACAAAGATAATTATGTAAAAACATCGGTAGA